TAATCTCCCGAACCATAAATTTCATAAACTGCAGTTGCAGACATTGCTGTTGGTGTAAATCGTAAGTAGTTCTGTGTCAGGATCATCTTACCAGAATACACAATCTGATTCAGAGTATCTAAAGTAATGGTAGCTACAGGAGACCAAGTTACTAGATCATTAGACTGTTCTACTGTAATAGATGCACTAGTTCCTGCAGTAAGTTGTGCTGCAAGAGTTACTGCACTATCTGAGTACTTATAGATTGTAGCTGCGGGCAAAGTAGCATATGGAGGAACAGTAGTTACTCCTGTGACAAATGGGAATGCACATTTAAGTGTCCCATAGATTGAATCGGAAGTTACATCACTCATTTAAGATGGTCCTTTACATACATTAGAATAGCACTACCAAGAGCTACCAAGAAAGCCCAAACTAAACCTCCCAGAGACTTCTCAATCACTGCATCATATAGTTTATCTTTCTTAGCTTCTCGTTTAATAGCTGCCCGTACCCATTCAACTTCTTCTTCTGACAGGAGTGGTTGTGGAGACTGTTTAAGTTCTCTTAGGAGACAGACAATCTCTTGTTGAATCTCTTGGTCCAAGTTACACCCCCATCAAACTCACTACCGTAGCTCCAGTACCTGTAACAGCAGTAACACGAGCACGAATAAACTTCCAAGGGGCAGTAGTAGTAAAGCCATCACTTGTAGTTGTAGTGCCTGACAGAGTAATAGTCCCTAATGCAGTAGCACACCAGTTAGTACCATCATTAGAACAATCAATCACTACAGTAGCAGTCACTGCACCAGTTCCAGTAACAGTAGCTTGAAATGTACTGTACGGACTATCCTTATAATGAGCATCTCCTGTAGTAGTAGATGTCACTCCATTGTAGCCAGTAATAGTACCAGCAGAGTTGGTAATAGGTTTTCCCAGAAGAGAAACTACCTTACCAGACCTAATCATTACTGTATCCATGTCTTCTCCTTATTGTACCCGATACCAATTAGTACCAGAAAAAATATAACGAACTCCTACGTTTGCAGTCAACGAAGTAACTGCTCCTGACATAGTAATACCTGTAGGAAGGGTATTAGTTATTGTTGTAACTGTTTGAGTAGATACTATTAGAACAGAATCTCCATCTATACTCGAAGTAGGAAATACAATAGTCCCAGTGGCTAAAGCACCAGCAGGATTTAGTAGTATGTTATACTGCCTAATACCACTAGGACATGTCACTGTAAATCCTGTAGCAGGAACCTGAGAGAACGTAGCAGTTTGAATTACATTCTGTACTCTAAAGAACCAGTCTTGCCACTCATTACTAGTAAAGTCTGAGTTATGTCTCGGAGGAGGAATAATCATTCGTCTTCTTCCTCTTCATAACACATCCCTTCACAGTATCCCATAGCCTGTAGTTTAGGAAGTTGTTTCTCAAGACGACAGCCAATATCAGTTCTGTACATAGGACTATTAGGGAAAGAAATTTTATCTACAATCTTGTAAGAAGCATCTCTTGCCTCTTCTACAGTGTTTCCTACTCCAGAACATACAATGATATAACTACCAGAAGTTACCCACATCTTCTTATTTACAATCTTACCATCCTCAAGACAGGGAGCTTCACCGGCCATAATTTCACATGGATGAAGATGATCTTTAGTAGAATCATCTACACCATAAATAGGAATACCAGATACTTCTGTAATAGGAAGATGGCAGTATGGGTAGTCAGGTTGTGACATAACTACACCACAAGCAATCTTCTCTTTTACTTTGAGAGTATCTTTACCATTGATTAGGTCTAGCATCCACTGAGCAGGATCACCAAGATGAAGTGCTTGTTGAATGTTAAACAGGGGCCAGCCCGGACGATTAGTAAACTCTAGAGGATACGGAGTACCATCTTTAGCAATCATACAGTTCACATCTACATAACCAACATACCCCATCTTATGGAGAATAGGCTCTAGTGGATAAAGAACTTCATCTGCCAACTGAGACTCAGTGACATATCGCATGATAGTTCCCTGTTCGCCAGTAGCTACCCCCTTATCATCATTCATTAGCTTCTTAAACTCCCAGTTCTCTAGGACATATTTATTGAAGCCGTGTGGTCCAAACCAACCCCCTACTGCCATTTCCATCCCCGGAATAAATTCTTGGATGATGAAAGAGCCTTTGAGTGAGTTTGATTTAGACCACTTCTCAAGCATGAAGATCATGTCTGCAGAGTTCTTAGATACATAGCTAAGAGCTTTGTCAGCATCTCCATTAGGTTTAGATACGAAACGTTTCTCAGGATTCTGTTTTACATAACTGATAGCTGCAGAGTAACTCTTAAACTCTTTCCCCGGAATAGTCTTAATCCCTACAGACTCAAAGGCTTCTACTCCTTTCTGACGATCTAGTTCTAGTTCTGCTGCTTCGTAGGTAGGTCCAAAGATAGGATACCCACGATTAAAGTAATATGCAAGATCATCCAGATGCTTAACATTATCTGTTAGAAAGATGAGATCAGCCCAGTCCATGTGCTGTTTCCAGTCACGTACTCTAGGTACTAACCCAGTCCCAATCCAGTTATACTTCTTCTCTGTCTTGGTATGGTCAATATACCATTTGATCTCATGTCCAAAGTCTTGACACCGAAGTGCCCAGTCTAGTGCTGCTCCACCAACATCAATAATCAGAATCTTCATTTCCTATCCTAGTCCTTTTTAGCATCTTTCCTACGAAGTTTCTTAGCCACTCTTTCAGTGTACTTATGTTGTTTCTCTTCAGATTCTTCCTTACGAAGACTGGTATCCATCAATTGACTATACAAGTACTCTTGAAGTGGTTCTTCACCTTCGACTCCATATCCAGTAACAGCTCTGGTTGGTGAGAACAGAGATTTAGCAAAGTAGGATAACTCATCTGAAGCAGTTTGTCCAAGAGCTTCTGCATACTCATCCGCATCTTCTGCATCAGCCCAACGAGCTTCATCAATGATTGGTTTACCAGTATTCATATCTTTCTGTTTCCAGAGAGCATATGGAATAGTCATCATTGGACCCGGTGTCATTAGAGACATCATGTAGTTACCAATAGCACCCTCTTCACCATGAGCAATCTTACCAGCAGCTTCTATGTCATGGATAGGACCTGCTCTGCGCATCTTAGCATCTTCTGATCCAGACACTGCCTGCATAATAGGATCAGCAATCATAGGAAGAGCTACAAAGTAAGTGAACAACATTGCAGCCAAAGAGTCGGCAGCATGTTTCTGTTCAAATCCTTTAGCAGAGACCATATCCTTTAATGCTCCAGCAACAGACATAATACGACCATAGTGGTATCGACTAAACATAGCTACTGGTTGGGTAGCAGCAAGTTTAGAAACACCGTGAGCAAGCTCTCCTGCCTTCTGTTCAGACATTACTTTGTTAAAGATGTTTTCACCTAAACGAGTGGGAAGACGATATGATGGCATGTGCTTCTGTACAGATTTGATTGCAGCTTCTGGTGCCATACCGTATCTTTCCATACGTTCCATGGTTAGTTGTGTTGCTAATACATCCCGTACAAACCACATCTTCTCCTGTGAGAATCTAGAGATAGCATTATACACATTAACAGCAGGCATCCCAATTGCTTCTGCAATCTTCTTAATACCACCACTCTTAACTGCAGTATCTAGTTCATTTTGTACTAGTTTATTCCAGTAGTTCTCATTCTTAACTCCCGGAAACATAGCAGTCATACCAGATCGTTGAAGAGCCAGTTGTACTGCATCTTGGTTCTTGACAGATTCATATGCTTTCGGGAAAGTCTTTAACAGACTTGTATATCCCTGTGGCAACATCCAACCTGCTACCAATCCACGATCTGTAAACCAGTGAACACCCTCATTATGAATGTGTGGAACAGGAGACAACATAATAGACTTCATCAAGAAGTTAGTCATGTCTTTAGCTACTTGAGGAGTATTGAATCCCTCGTGGATGTGAGCTTCTAACATCTCTGCATATCTAGGATTAAACTTCATATCCTTAAAACGAGGATATAGATTAGAAACCCTAGGATCAATGCTTCTCCATTCTTCTGGAGCTGATTTAGCGTCTGTAGCAATATGTTCATTAAAGATAGGAGACTTGGTTAAGTTATCCATAAATTCAAGTTGTCGAACATAGTCAGCCATCTCTGCCTTTTTAATTAACAGAGTAGATGGAAGATCACTAAAGTACTTAGTATCTGTCTGTGCTTCTACTTCAGCTTTAGATGCTTGTTGGATTGTGTAATCACCATACTTATTACCGGCTTTAAACTTATCTGCTTTAGGAAGAGTTTTTGTAGAACCATTATGGAAAGCAGTAACAGAACCATTAGGATTCTGTTTTACTACCATACGAGTACCATCAGGATGTTCTAATACAAATACAGAACGACTCTTCAGGCCAGATGGAACACCACCAATACCCGGAGAGAATCCTCTATACCCAGCAACAAGACGATCTATAATACCTTTCTTGTTAAGAGCAAAGCGAGGAAGAAACTCAGGATCGAATTCTATATTAGCTCGTTTAGAAATCTCAAGTGCTTTCTTAACAAGGTTAGTATATTCTTCGTGTACTGGTTTTACATACTTGTCGTAGACTTCCTTCTGTTTACCTGTGAGTTTTTCTTTATCCCACATAGCAGCACGATCTTCTTTAGTAACACCTATGGCATCTAAAGATTCATTATACTTACGTGCTTCTGTAGTATCTACTACACGGTTGTTTTTAAGTTTAAAGAGTTCATCAGAAAACTTAGCAGGATCGGGAATGTTCTTTTGCTCTTCTTCTTGAATTGGTATTCTCATGTCAGCAGATTTGCCCTGCCTACGTTCCCACATAACTTCTGCAGCAGCCCGGTAATCCTCTCCATGTCTCTTTACAAGACTATTTACGTATTTCTCTTTAGGAGATTCTTTCATACCCCAAGCATTCGGATCAACTGCTCCACCCTGTTTACGACCCACACCACCCATCATAGACTTATTTCTACCGGAAGTAGACATGAGTTTATCTTGTAGAGCATATAGAGCATCCTCTTTGGCTTCCTTGGCCTTTTGGATGTCTTGTTCTTTCTTTTGCTGTAATGCTTTTTCATAGTCCTCTTTTACATTTTTAGAGGTCTCTTTTGATTTCCAAGCAGCTTCTATCTCCTGTTCTGGAGTTAGTGTTTCTGGTAGTTTCGGAGGAGGTTCATTAAACAAGTCTAGTTGTGGAGATTTCTCTGCTTTGTGTTTGGCAGCTTCTTCAATAGAACTGGAGAAAGGAAGTTCGTCTTGATGTTTGTAATCCTTCCCTCCAGTATACTGAGCATCTTCTGCTGCCTTCTTAGCATCTAAATCTTTCTTGATAGCTTCAATTTCTTTGGCATCATGAAGTTTAGTTTGCCGTGCTTTGGCTCCAGCAACAGTACCAAACACACCGCCAACAACAGCATTACCAACAATCTTTTTCAAATCATTAGGATCAAACTGTTTTGCAATTTCTGGATTATTTTTATTAATCTGTTGTAGCAAAGAATCAGTTACGTATCCAGCAGCAACATTACCACCAGCCCCAATGAGAGCAGACTTAGGAACAGTCTTACCAACAACAGGAAGATAAGCAGAAGCAGCAGAGAGTACACCAGCCACAGCGCCAGATGTATAGGAACGTTTCAGAGACTGTCCCTGTCCTACAAGACCTGTAGCAGTTTCTACTGCATCCGTAGTAGCCATACCAGCCACACCAGAACCTAGTTTAGTAAATCCTGCTGCCGCTCCCTTGACCAACTCTCCAGCAAAGGTCTCATCTTTACCAGTAATACCAAGAAATTCTTTTGTAGCTTGCGGAACTTCTTTCTTCCACTCATCTAACTTCTTGAAATACTTATCAAGAGTTTCTTGTTTGGCACCAGAGAGTTTGGCTACTCCAGCACCAGCCATACCAAGAGTATGTCCAAGAGCAGCACCACCTTCTACAACACCAGCAAGAGCCTGCTTACCAAGTCCTGCAACAGTAGTTTTAGGTTCTTCTACAGGAGCTTGTTTTTGTTTAGGAGAAACACCACCACTAGAACCAATTTGCTGTTGTAGAATTTGAAAGGCCTGATCTGCTGTAGCTCCTTCTGGCCCATCAATCTGGTATGTTTTACCGTCTGGGGAATTGAATTCAAATGTTGGCATTTCCTATCCTATTTAATTTTTACTGACCATCCTGCCGGAAGATTTGCTTTTGGTTGTGCTGTTACTTGTCCAGACTTAATTGCAAGTTGAATATCTCCAAGACGCTCTTGAAGCTCTGTCATCTTTGCCCTTGCTTTTTGTTTATCTCCAGCAATCTTAGGATTGTCTGTTAGATTTTTGATCTGAGCTTGGATCACAGACTGTTCAGCTCGGAGTGCTTGTAGACCGGCTGTAGTTTTGGCCTTGTCAGAGTCCTTAGCTTTTTTCTCTTCCCGTTCAGCTTTACGTTCTGCCCGAGCTTCAATGCGATCTTGACGTTCTGCAGCACGAAGTTGAAGACTCTGAATACGAGCTTCTCTTCGATCCTTAGCTTCTTGACGTTTGCGATCTTCTTCTTGCTGGTGATACATGGTAGTTTCTTGAAGTTTAGCCTGTCCTGCTTGGGACTTCTCAGACTGGAAGAACTGTTTCATCAGAGCATGAGCACCTCTACTATAGGTAGAAGGATCAATTCCTTGTTGTCTAGCAGCATTAACAAACTTATCCAGTTTATCAGGATACTTCTCAGCCAAGGTAGCAATAGCAGTCTGATACGATTCTGGGTCTTTTACTCCATACAGAACCTGTGTAGTGTCATCAGAAGACATCCGAGTTTCTCGTACACGATTTAGAATATCTCCCTTAACATCTTGCATGATCTTATGAGCATGGTCTACATCTCCATACTTACGATAAATCTCAGCTTCTTTAATACGCTCCTGTACATCCTGTTTAAACAAGTCTTCAATGGACTGTTTATCTTGTCCTACAGGAGAACTTGAGTCTTGGTATAGCTGTTGAAGAGCTTGTCCAATCTTCTGCTGTTGCTGCTGCTTCATCTGCATGTCTTGAATCTTCATCTGGGTCATTTGATTTTCCAGACGTTGATTCTCTCGTTGCTGCATCAATTGAGAGGCTTGTTGGTAGCCTTCCATCAAACTACCTAGTAGCATTGCCATACAGCCTCCTTATGCACCAAACATAGAAACGATCCAGTCGCCAAAGCCACTCATCGATCCACCAGAATCCATCATATCAGACAGCCAACCCATTCCAGAACTTCCTACACCACCAAGCATACTTCCAGAACTAGAACCACCAAAGATTGAACCTAGCAAACCTCCAACACCCTGCATTGTATTCATTTGGCGTTGCATGTTAAGTTGACCTAGACCAGAACCCATCAACGAGTTTGCACCAGACAGAGTTGCCAGTCGGTTAAACTCATTCCCCCATTCTTGGGAGGCCATGTCCTGACCATACTTCTGAAGTTCCATCAGTTCATTACCAGAACCTAGCATACCACGAGCAGCCATAGAGCGTTCTACTGCTTGCTGTCCTTGGTTAAATCGGAACTGATACGAGGGATCACCAGAGAAATCCTCTTTACCAGAAGCCATTCCAGACAGACGATCCCCAAAGTAATGCCTATAACTTTCAAACGGATCATAGACTGTACCACCCATTGTGGAGCCGTAACTTTGATTTGCCATACCTCCTCCTGCTTTCGTTGCTGCGGCTACCGTACCGCCTTTTAATAAAGTAGACATTGCATTAGTACCAACACCCTTTGCAACAGATGCTCCTAAGCCACTAGAAGATGATCCTGCTGTGGCTGTAGATGCTTCTCCTGCTCCGGCTGCTGCTGATCCAGTACTTCCTAATGTACCTACATAATTGCCGATGGCGTTACCAGTCATTGCAGCAGTTACTGCTTGCATAACAGGAACAATGCGCTGTTGAACTACATCCATCCCAGCATCGTTGACGTGCTGAATAGCTCCTCTGTCAGTATATAGACCAATGTTAGGATCATATCCAATCAACTTAGACCAGTCAGCTTTAGAAGCATTTGGTCCAAGAAGATCAGAGATACGATTCATTGCATTGTCTAGTTCACCTTCACGAATCTGTTCTTTACCTGCAAAGTTAGCAGAGTATCCAGAAGCAAGTTCGTGTAGAGTTCCTCCCTGAGTAGCCGGAATAAAACCATTACTCATGTTATAGGTTAAGTAATTTTTATTCGGATCAATAGTTCCGGGCATATCTTGCAGATAGGTATTGTACATCTGATCTGCATTCTGCCCAGAAGAATTTGCCCAGTTCCTGAACTCAGAAAGAATCTCAGAACCCGGATGTGAACTCAGTACACTAAGATCAACAGGAGCAGTGTATCCATTAATACGATTCTGGAACAGAGAGTTTCCTAGAGCACCTCCATAGAAGTTAGCATTGTCTCCATATTGTGCCAGATGTGCTAACCTAGGATCACCTCCGTGGATACCGGCTAACAGAGACTGTTGATAGGAATCTGCCATTACCGTTCTCCAATATCATAATCTACTTCTAAGTAATAGGCTCTAAATGCTGTGTTGTCTGTATGAGTAATCTCAAAAGATCGCCTACGAGTTCTACCTAATCGATATATACTACTCTTATTGTTACTTGTATTGAAGGAGTAACTAGAAGACCAAGACTGGAAATCATTGTCTGTCCATCTAATCAGAGGAGTGCCATTCACTTTATCTGAGATTAGATCAATCTCATGAATGAACTTCCATCGATTAGACCTATCAAACTCATTAGTAACTACTTTAACATTTATAGCAGAACCGAATTCTTGGTAGGTTGTTCCTGACAGAGTACATACAGAAGGTTTTCCTGCTGTACTTGAGTATGCATGGAAAATATAGTTACCAGCAGTAAACCAACACGACCAAGGACCAAACGAGTTGTCGTAAGAACCATTGGTAAAGTAAGACCATGTTCCTGTTTCTACATCATAGAACAGTCCGTAGGAAGATAAATAGTAACCCCTATGACCACCTATATACAGGAATGTACCTTTAGCAAAGCTATCTCGATTTGCATTTAGAACCCTATCGATAGCATCTGTAGATACTTTCTTAATATTTGTACCTACGAGTTCATATACACCATAGCTACCAGTTGGATCACGACCAAGCCAAAGCAGTGAATTCCCAACTGTACAAACAGAATAAGGAGAGGCACATCCGATTTGTCCTGTAAAGTTTGGTACTGGGCTCAGAGGACTTCCTGTTGCATTTCCAGCATCGAAGAAGCCGAAATAGCCAGTACTACCAAAAGTAACAATATAGTTTAGGTACCGAGTTAACCGAGTGGGATACCCAATATCTGTCTGTGGTTTAATACTGTCCAGAGCTGCCCAAGTTCTAGGATCATCTAGGTTAGAGTTATATACTTTACCATCTGTACCGTAGATAAAGAAGAATCCGTCTAACCAAGCAGAACCAAAAGCCAGAGTTGCAGTGGGCAATGTAATTGCTGTACCAGATGCTCCATCATATGCAGTAGTAGCAGTAGCAAACAGATACTTACCTACAATAGGATCATAAGAAGCACTAATAGGGAAGTTCTGTTCACCTAGAGCAACAGTCATCAAGTTAAGATTAGAAGGAGAATTTGGATTCTGTTTGATCTGAATCTTGTACGCTGGACCAGTTGTATATCCATATGCCCATGTTACAAGACCACCAAATTCCCACATCCCTACTGGAATAATAGAAGACACTGCATTAACATCAGTTACTGTGGTAGTAACTACTGCAGCATCTCGTTTAACAATTCCAGCCTCTTCTGTACTTGTTTTCTCTACGATACAATTCTGTAGAAGAGCATCGTAAGAAAGACTCCCATTGCGGGTTCCGATCTGGGAGGCAGCAAGTGGAAGTCTTAGTGTTGGCATTATCGTCTTCCCAAATAATAAGATTGAGGATCAACAGAGAACGTAATCGATGTTTCTTCTTGTTGCCAGTTAAATGCTTTGGCTTTGTAGAACTCAGCCTTTTGAGCAATAAATTGAATGGTAGTCACATCTGCACCATATTCAAGACTTACTTCTTCTGCTAGAGCCCACTTCAAAGGAATAAACCATTCTTGAGGAACATCAAAGTTTTCAGTTCCTGTAGAAATATCTTGTAGAGGTCTCTGTACAGATAGCCAGATAGTATAGTTAGAATTTACTGGAACATTATAACAGTAAAGAGTACCATTAGGAATCTGTGCATCGTAGTAAATCTGATTCACAATACTCTGGCTAGACTTATCTCCAAGCATCTCATAAGCAGTCCTAGAGATGATCTCAAGAGTAGTATCTGTATTAGTAGTATTGTTTCTGATAAAGGCAGACAAGATTCTTGTTGGCCTGTATGATAGTACCACCGAGCCAGTTGGGCCAATAGTGTACTGACCATTAGCAGCAGTCAAAGGAATCTGAATCCACTGAATAGTCCACAGAGGAGCACCTTCATCTGCCCACTGCTTCATAATCATATTCAAGGCCTGTCCACAATTAGTCAAGTCTGAACTGTTAGCAGTAGATGCTTGGTCTAGAACAGACAAACTACGAAGGGCAGCATTTACAATGTCATCTCTAGTAACAGAGAAGGAGTATGTACCAGAAGTTGCCATGTTATTCCTCCTGAGTTTTTTCCAACTCTTCTTTCTCTTTTACTAGAATATTGTATTGGAGTTGTAGGTACTTACCCTGTGCTTCCAACAACTGTAGCTTCAGATTAATGTTTTCAAGTTTCAGTTCTTGTTCAGTCATATCTTTCCTTAGTTGTAATATGGAATCTTGTATGCAATACCATCGATCTTAATACGCAAGTATCCTTGTGGATTAGATGGCAATGCAGTTGCTGCTCCACCAGTTGCAGAAGTAGTTACGTTACCAGTACCAGTCCATGCAGTTGTTACAGAAGCCTGCATTGCTACATCACCATAGAAGATTGTAGTAGCTGTTTGGAACTGTACAGAGCCTGTGAAGATGTTGGTATTAGTAAGAGTATTAGCATCTGCAAGACCCGGAACTGCTAGGTTTGTACGTGCACCAGCAGCAGAACTTGCTCCAGTACCACCAGAAGCAATACCAAGAGCAGTTACAAGAGTCATAGAACCATTTACTTGCAACAAAGCACCAGAACCGTTATCTGTGGTTGTACCAATCAACAGATGTCCTGTAGTACCCAGACGAGCCTTAGTGGTTCCTGCCATCTGGAAATCAATTGGTAGTTGTGTACCAGAACCTGCTACTGTACTATTAATAATGGTAGCAGTATTAGATATACCAAATTGACCAATCCCAGAATTAGTAGCAGTGGAGTTATTAATGGCATTAATACTGCTGCTAGTGTTAGTTCCATTTGGAATAATCCCTACTTTAGTATCACCATTTACAGTAGTACTTTGGAACGAAGTGATAAGAACAGGATTAGCATTAGAGAAATCTCCTTTAATCCTACCACCACTCGTACCATCTGTTACTGTAATTGTAGTAAATGTAGAACCACCACCAGAGCCAGAAGCATTCATTTGAACATCTACGCCACCAGCTCCAAAGTCCATGTATCCTTTTCGAGTAGTGCCACTGTAGAATTCTAGGAATCCAGTAGAGTTGTTGTACTTGAAACGAACTACATCAGATGCTTCCATTGCGATGTAGTCATCATGTTTCAATCGCAAGGCAGTACCAGTACTATGTGTTGCAGTGGAAATGTCAATGCCTACATTATATGTTCCTGAGTGTAGGATACCATATGTACCAGTAGCAGAGTTTCGAATACCAGCAGTCTTGGCAGAAATAATATCTACGCCAACTTTCCACCAAGCATTGGTATTATCACCAGTAATCCAGATTGCTCTTGCTGCTTGGTTAGGACCAACTCCTGGAACACTATTACGAATCAGTTGTGCATTGCCCGCACCTACTTGGATACCGACTCGACGTTCGTAAGCATCGTCTCCATTGGCATAACAGTCTACCTCAATACCTACCAAACCAGAAGAACCTACAGTGGTTGGAGAGTTGGTCATATCGGTAGCTTCTGCTACCATACCCCAAGTAGGACCAGTAGACCACATGTTGCCTTGACCATACACCCCTACGTTTTCACCTGCAGTTGCATAGTTATCTACATAACCAAGGATCGCCCATTCAAAGTCTGCATTGTTTGCACCAGCAACAGTATGACCTACTACTGCACCGTTTACCCAACCCGGGGTACCCCCAGTATAACTAGCATCACGATCAATACGCAAAGTATTTGTATGCTGTGCAGCTACGTAATGAGTAATTTGGATTGGTGGAGAAATTGATGCTGCTGTTGCTGCTTGTTGTACTGCATCTTGTACATTTGTTGCTGTGATACTTCCAGAAGGAGTGTATACTACTTGTTTTGCATTAGGTGCTGTATTAGCCATAAATAAATCCTTAACTATCTGGGAAAGCTGCTGTAGGGGCAGTAAAATTCGAAGTATATCTGGCCACACCTTTAGTTATCCTCACTTCGTCTAAATAACTCCACAGAAACTGGACTCCATCAGTGAATTGTCCTATAATATAAGAAGATGCCCCACTAGAAAAGTTTGTAGTATTGCTGGTAGCGGTCGATCCGTATTGAGTGCCATTTACAAAAGCCCTCATATTTGTACCACTTCTACATATTGCTATATGATACCAAGTAGATGCGGAGAATGAGGTTCCAACAAAATCTACGATATTACCGCCACCAATAATTCTAAGGGTGTTGTCTGCTATCACATAGAGAGATAAATTGCCGGCTTGTGAAGAAGAAGAAGTCCCACCAAATATAACACTACCATTGGCTGGATTAAAAAAACGTACAAAGCATTCTACAGTAAAATCACCTGTACCAAAATCAAACTCTCCAGAAGTTGTGGTGATAACCAATTTAGATGATGCCCCATTAAAAACACCAGAAGCAGTTCCATACTTAAATTGTGTAGTAGAAGTAGTACAACTTGTTGGAGTTACTGTGTGTCCTTTTACATCAGTAAAAGTAGTACCTCCATTTGTACCATCCATATGCATTAATAGAATAACATTACTAAAATATGGATCAGTGGAACCAGAAGTAGCACCTTGTGTTGTCATGTTATTAAACCATAACATATTAGAACCCCAATCTGTAGGAACCAATCCAAGTAGTTCCATTATCCAAAGTAAACAAAGTTACAATGTCAATTTTACCAGCAGCAGTAGAAAGAGTTGGTGCTCCAGAAGTACCCCACTTTACAGAAGCTGGCCAAGTCATAGTTCTTGATCCTGTTCCATCCTGAATCAAATACAACATGATTGGGGTAAGGTCAGAAGCAGATTGTCCAGACAGAGTAAGAGTACAGTTACCAGTCATGGTTAGTTTCCATGCTTCCCCTGTACTAGCATCTACAGTGTAGGCAGTAGAACTATTTGCAGTAATTACTTTTTCTCTGTGGGCTGTCAAAGTAACAGCAGAAGCAGTTCCGCCAGTAATTGCAACTGAACTTGCATTCTGTGTTGCCATTGTGCCTAGACCAGAAGTAGCAATTGTAATACTGCCCGCAGCAGGAGTAATTGCAATATTAGTACCTGCAGTAATTGTTTTATACTCTAGTCCAGAAGCACCTGTGTTTACACCCAGTACTTGATTAGCACTACCAATACTGGTAAGCCCAGTACCACCATGAGCAGTAGTTACTGTACCAGTTACGTTACTTGCAGTACCCGTAGTATTCTGGTTTAGGGTTGGGATGTCTGCTGCTACAATAGTTCTAAAGGTAGGAGTACCTGCACTACCATCTGGGGCTGCCAAGAATGTATTAGCACTTTGTGAAACTAGGGTAGCTGCCAATGTACCAGATACAGTGACTGGAGTACCAGATACATTAAATATAGCTGGCATAGACAGACCAACACTTGTCACTGTTCCTGTACCACCTGCCACAGAAGAAATAAGAACATTACCAGTGCTACTAGAAATAGTGATACCAGTACCTGCTGTAAGGCCAGTAACACCGGCATTGGTGATTGTACCATCTCCTGCAACAGACAATCCAGTTCCTACTTTAACACCACCTAGAGTACTAATAGTAGCTGGTGGAAGAGTATAACCACCACTTACGATTGTATTAGCAATCACAAATTCGTAAGAATCTCCGGCAGTAAGTGCTCCAGTAGAGAAGGTAACTGTGTTTGCATCTGTCTCTGTATATGCTGTGCTAGTCTGTCGTACACCATTAATGTATACAGAAAGACCATTAGAACCTGGGACATAGGTAGGAATACTAAATACAGTTTGTCCTAGTCCTGCAGAGACTACTGTACGAGACACTGCAGTTGGATTCAATCCAAGAGACAACAGAATGTCTGTTACAGTAGTAGGAGCATTTGTCCCATTGCCTAGTAGCCCATATACTACATTATTTACATCTTGTACCCAAGGCGTAGGTACTACTGTGGTTCGATCAACAAAGTTAATCGAAGTGCCTAGACTGCTGTAAGCCATTCTGTTATCCTATCAAGAGGGGGTTCCTACCACCCAACAGCCAGCAGAAGATTCTCCTGCAACTGAGAGTTTCCCAGTAATTGTACAAAAGTTAACTACGAATGAGTCAGGAGCCTCTGGTCTAGAAATAGGAACAGATGGATTATCTTTGACTCCTCGTACAAAATCCTGTGCGTGTCTTGGTTCCCAATCAGCATGACAGACGATTAGTCCATCCCACCGTTTCCTCATCTGTTCTGCTTTAAACTTTTGTCCACAGACCTCACAGATGAAATTCCAAGACCCACGTTTATAGTAGTCTGCTGACATAATTAACCTTTAAATACTTCAGTACCATCTGACCAGTTAGCCCATTTGCCTTTGGTAGTATACTCACCTGACTGTCCCTTACGGGCCTGAGTGATTGGCATTTGATTGGCATTAGACAAGATAGGATCAGATTTGCCTGATTTAGAAATTGTTTGTTTTCCGGTTCCTTGTTTAGAAGAGGTGGAACCTCCTTTAGAAGCTCCACCACCTTTTCCAGAACCGGACGAACTATTTGGTGCTTGTGCCATTTAGTCCATCCTACTAGTTAGTTATATTCAAATCCCAACTGGAACGAATCTACGTATGCTGTACGTGCATTTGCAGTTGTATTAGCAAGACCACCACCCGGATACATCGGAACCAGAGGCATCAGATTATCGAATGCTCCTGCACGAGGTTGGATAGGTGCTACAGAAGTAGACAACTGAGTAGTTACATAGTAACTTTGGAACGATGCATTTGCTGCAGTACCACCAGCAGCTACGTTAGTACGACCGCTTGGACCAATCGACATTACAGTACGACCATTAACGCCAATGTACAGAGTGCCTTTACCATCGTAGTACTTACTCAGAGTTACCCACGGCAACGGAGTTACTGAGAATGTACCAGCAGTGTAACCAGAACCTGCGGCAGTTACGTAAGGAGCATACAGACTACCACTAGCTACTTGGCAATAAGCAGCGGCACCAGAACCACTAGTACCAGTAGTAATCAGCAATGGAGCTGCTGCATAACCAGAACCACCCGTAGCAACTGCCAACGAAGTCAGAGTAGTACCAGTGCCGTTAGGAGTCAGAGTACCTGCAGTACTAGTTGCATCTCCATACAGACCAGACGGTTTAGCAAGATCGGCAATGTTAGTAAAGGTGGTGGTAGTACCAGCTTTCTTAACAATCAAGTTTACTGCTGTACCACCGGCAGGTTTAAGGAAGTAAACACCGTCAGTAGGAGAGTTCGTAATATCTTGAGTATTAGCTTCACCAAAGTATACGTTGACATCAGCAATAGTACTAGGGGCAGCTACTGTAACACCTGTCCACATCTGATTGCCGGGCATATACTGGATTGCTGGAGAGGTCATACCAAGGATGATTTTATCACCTGTAGTAGAACCAGTAGTACTAAGAGTAATACCACCAGAGTTCCAAGCAAGAGCTGCTGCAGAGCCGTTAGTCTGGGCTGCTACAAAGTCACCAGAACGATACGGAACAAACTCGTTAATGACACAGCCTTGGTTAGGCGTAGGGACCATCGGGAAAGAGGCTTGATTGCTCTTTGGAGAGAAAGTGGATACACCACTTGTAAAGCGAACTGGATTAGCCATTAGAACCTCCTAAGTATCGTTGTGGCTGCAACGGTAGAAATCTACCGATACTGATATTTAAATTACTTGTAAGCACGTTTCTTTTTCTTACCGGGAAGCTGTTTGCCTTTTGGGGTCTTTGCCTCTTTAGGACCAGTAGCATCTCGTTTCTTCTTTTGAAGACCACCTGCCATGTTATTTCCTTTAGAAAAGAAAAGGGGCCGAAGCCCCTCTCATTACGGGCCGTTAGAACCGTAGATTGCGCGAGGATCAGTCCAACCAAACGAATAACGTTCGTATGCCGCAGCTTTCGCATTTTTGGTATCGAAGTCATTGTCTTGGCTAAAGCTGATTGCTTCACGCTCGAAGTACTTCATGCCGTTCTGTACGTTGGTACGAATGAACCATGCCTGCGGAGCAGTGAAGTAATGGTTCAGTTTAATACCCATCGGCAGAGCATTGGTAGCTTTGATTACGTTGATGTCGTTGTTAGCAGTACCCGTTTGGTACACCGACTTCAGGATACGATTTGCATTGTACCAGTTGGCCGGAGCGATGTGCAACGATTTCGGCATCAGGTTAATCAACAGGCCACGATCATCTTGGGCTTGCATGATCTGGATGGTAATATCTTCCAGAGCAGCTTCAGACAGATCAGCATCTACTGCGAGCTTATTCGACCAAGTACCCCCCGAAGTATTAACGTGGGCAGTGCTACACAGAGCAATACCGTCACCCCCAACATAAGAACTGTTAAATGCGCGGTTGTAGATGTTCGCAGCCACACGTTCTTTAGTTTGTCGGAAACCACGCGCCAAGGACGCTGCACGAGTTTTAGAAACAGCTTCATACAGATTATCCTGCAGTTCCTCATGAGTTACGATGTAACCCAGAGCGTATGCTACGTGAGTATAGCGAGTCAGGAAACCTTGAATTTCCGAATCATACTGTACCGGAGCACCTTGTTGTTTAACAGGAGCCAGACCAAAACCCACAATCTGTACATCTTCTTCATACGCTTGACTCGAAGTATGAGTATCAAACAAGTCAGTGTATTCAGTTTGGTGGTCTTGGTACGATTTACCCCACCATGCATTCACCCCAGGCCAAAGGGCCTTAGGATGGTTGCTTGTCATAATAACGCCAGCCATCTATATCTCCTTAATTAATTACACACCAGCGGTGTTGTTACCGAACTCGGACTGGTTGATTCGGACATAGTAGGTTGCGTAACCCAGAGTCAAATCATTGTCAGGACGGTTAGGTGCGCCAATGAGTTTCAATGGCAGAGCCGAAGTAGTATTTGCAGTCGATGTAACGAGCACACCTGCCGATTGCAGAACACCACCAGTAGTGGTCAACGAGCTAGTATTCGCAGTTGGCAAGAATGCAATATTCTTGTTGTACGAAGTAGTAGCCAGAGTGCCCGAATCACATTGTGCTTCAAAGATAACAGTCGGATCATCAACTACCCAAACATAGTAACCCACAGACTTAGTTGCTGGGATATACGATACGTTGAGGTTGTTCGGATCGAATGCACCGGGGAAGCTACCACCAGAAGTGGTTACTGCCGAGCCAATACCAACAATCACACCACGAATATTACCTGAAGTAAAGTTAGTAGAGCGGTTAGTATTAAGAGCAAGAGTGACTGCCGAAGCACCGGTAGTTGTATCACCACCAGCAGCAGACACTACCAGATCACCTACGTAGAAAGCATTACCATCTGTCGATGGAATGTAATACATAGTTGTTTGTTGATTCCACGAGGCTCCGCCAATATGTTTAGCAGGACGGAGACCAAATGGAGCATTTACGTTAGCCATTTAGTTTACCTTTCAATTTTAGAACTAAATTTCATCATGTCTTTTTTGACATAGCGTTTCTGGCTAGGATCGTTCTCAAATGTTCCATTCTGAATTGCATACTCAACTTGATCTACGCTTCGTTGATTCTCAGCTTGATCTTCTTCGTACCACTCTTCACGAATCTTCATAAGATATGCGAACAAACCCTCACCACTTTCAGTCTTACCAACCAGAACCTTGTACCGTGATTCAGTACCATCCAGACCTACTTCTTTTGGTTCGACAAATTCATACCCACCCTGTTCTGCAGCATATACACGTCCAGCTTCATCATTGACAAAGTGCAAGTGATAACCGGGGATACCATACGGAACAGAGAGCTTACTACGAGGAACACCAAACGGAATGCGTTGGCGAGATGCACGTTTCTGCTCTGGGGTTGTCTTTTCTTCTGGTACTACTTCACTAACTTGGGCGCGAGCCATATCTTATACTCCAAAATATTCTTTTACGTACTGCTCTTTTGTCAATAGACCTTGCTTAACAAACTTATCACAGGCTTGTTTAGCTTCTGCTGGCAAGTCATTATAAGACTTCTTGCCGGTAGCTCCACGAGTAGGAGTGGAAGCATCTACTGGACTAGGACGTTCTCGGTTAGGATTCTCAAAACGATGGGGGAAAGCATCTTTAACTTTCTTCTCAACTTCGTCTAGGAACTTCCTACCAATAAGTTTTGGGTTCTGTTTACGCAGGTGTTCTGCAAAACCATTTGCAAAGACAGTCAAGTCTTCGTCTTTACTGTACCATTGGTTTTGTTCTACCCAATCAATAAAAACCTGATCTACTTGTGGCTGTTCTTGAGGAGCTACTTTCTTTTCAGTTGGTTTAACTTCTTTTAGAGCTTCGATCTCGTCTTCAATAGCCAAGACTCGTTCTCCGTCACCATCTGCAATAGCTTCTTTTTTAGCTTCCTTCAAGTCTTTGAGAGCACGTTCATAAGCACGTTTCTCAGTTTCTTGGTGAAACTTACTGAACTCTGTGAGAGTACTTTTCATCTCATTAAGTTCAGCTTCTAGAGTAGCATTTCGACTATTTAGTTTGTCCAAATCCTTACGAAGGAACCCATTAATTTCACGACCACGACGGAGAAATTCATCTGCGTCACGCCATGCTTCCGGTTCACCTTTAAACTCATCTGCTGGAACCCACCCAAACTTACGGGCTTCATTCTCAGCGGGACTTGGTTCTACTACTTGTACGATATCTGCTTCTTCACTCATTTAGTTTCTCCTAGTACAGCCAACACATCTCGGTCATGGATAAGACGATATGATTGTTCATCAGTGCCTTTGCGAACCATGCCTGCATATTTAGCAAAAATAACTCTGTCTCCTACCTTACAGCGATTCTTTCCTTCTCCAAGGTCAGTAAACGCATCCGGAGAGATTGCAATTACCACTCCATCTGTCTGGGCCATTTGTTGCCTATCCAACTCAGACCCAGTAGAAACGATGATACCGCTATCTGTCTTCTCTTCGATTGGATCGGGAAGAACAAGAATAACAGTACCTACAGGAGAGATACCACTTTTATTTTTTGCCATTACTCATAACCCTCTACAACTGTCTCGTAGTCTAACTCAAGGATGTATTGATATGCTTTGTACATACCAATAGCTTCTGCATTCAATTGAATTGTACCATCTGCTTTCTCAGTAGTATAACTACCATTAGCCCATAGGCGTTGGAGTTCCTGCTGAGTTGCCTTCAGATGGTTGAGCACCTCCAGAGTTGCCGGATGCTGACGCCATTCCTGCCATTCGTCCAGTGTCACTACCTTCTCCTAACTGTTTTTGCAGGATATCAATGACCTTGAGAATACCATCTTGGTGATTCTTTGCTGCACCAATTTGAGCCTCAATAAGAGCAATTGCGTGTCCTGCTTTCACGCCGTCTGCTTCAGCCAATGCCTTAACTGCGTCTGCCTCAAGTTTAGTAATCTTAGCACGATTGACTTCTGCCTCTTGCAGGAGTTCCATCTGAGCAATCTTAGCCTTGAGTTGGATGTCCATTTGCTTAACCTGAGTCTTCATCTGTTCAATCTGAACTTTTGGATGAGGCTGTGGAGGAATTGCATTAGGACCTTTAGGATCAGGAAATACTGCTTCAATATCCTGTACCTTAATAGCAGACAAGAATCTTTTCTCTACTTCATATCGATTATACCCTGGAGTAGACTGGGCAGCTTGCTTCAAGGCCATGGCTTGTTGCATTCTGTTGTCATCACTAATCATATAAGGATCAGCGGCAGGGAAGATAATCTTAGAACTGAAACTGTAGTCATTTCGTTTGATCGAAGCTACGTGACTAAACATCTCATCCATATCTTGTTCAGATGGAAGATAGATTTGATTCAGTCGATACAGTTTCCTAAACTCAAATTTCAAAGCTCGGTAAGTACGCTTAAAGATTCCGTTGAATACCTTTTCTCCTTCACGGATCATGGCGTCCATTGTACCTGCTTTAGTGTTTTGTCCTACGTTCTGTCCAGTCATTGGATCAGTGGCCATACCAATCCGCTCACCATACTCAATCAGAAGAGACAGTAGTTGGAACAGAACAGGACTAGGTTCTCGTACTGGTAGAGGATAAATACCCTTCGCTAGATCATCTCCAGTAGAGTCAACTCGTTTCCATTCAAAGGGTTTAAATGAATGGTCTCCACCCTTCAACTTAACTCCACGACCAAGGAAACCACCTGCTGTATTAGACAGAGTACCTGCATCGATAAGTTGGTTAAGAGTAGTATCAATTGCTGCATTCAAGGGGCCAAGAAGTACACCAAAACCCAAGTCATAAATGCCACCATCTGGACTCGGGATAAAGGGGAACTTAGTATAATACTGTTCAGCAGTAATACTAAGAACCGTCTTTCCATCTCTGCCATACGTGATGGAATCGTCAAAATATCGAGCAACAATTCGATATACTTGCTTCGTATCTTTTCGAACAGTAACGATATAAGGTTCTGCGTAACCATCCCCGTCCAAATCCAGATAACAATGCTGTTCCAGAAATTCAATAGGTTGGATAGGATCGTCACCCGGACGGATAATGCCTTGAGCTTCTTGCCGAGCAACTTCCAGAACTTCTTGTCCTTCTTGTGCCGGACGGAGGGGTTGGTCATAATCAATATAGACACCCCTTGCTACTCGTTCATAAACATCGTTGTGGGAAAGGTAGATTACCTCAGTAATACGAGGAGCCTTTTCAATAGACTCTGCATAGTACGGAAGGTACAAATCCTTAGCTAAGATGTTCTTTGATACGTTATGTTTTAGAATAGGATCGTAGTAAGATTTCTTAAATGCACAACCAATAATGGGCTGTGTAATCAAAACACGATCCATATTGTCTTCCCATGCTTCATCTTCTTCAAGAAGTTGATACGACATGTGAGACTCAATACGACTAGCTACTTTAGCAAGTTCTCCGTTTTTATCGTCTGCATATACTTTGCACTTGACGATATCAGCGCCGGGAAGAAGTGCAGGATATGCTCTGGCATGATACTGAAGAGCTGCAATGGTTACGATAGGGAACTTAACATTGCTAGAACCTACCCAAGGGAATGTTTTCTCTTCTGCTACTTGCAAAGCAAAGTCCAGAGAAGTTTTCATCTTATCTTCCCAAGGACCACGAGACTGTCGGTCAATGTCCCAACCATCCCAGATTTGTGTTCCTATTTTACGGAGATCATCTTCATCCAGATGTTCTGCAATGTTTGGTGACGTTAACAACGTCTCACGTTTAATCTTAACGTCTAGTGACATATCTTAGTATCCAGTATATTGATTTCTGCCAGTGTCTGTTCGAGACTCTTCTATTTCTTCTTGGTACTCATCTTCTTCAATCTCAGCATCAGAAGCAGCCTCATACATCTTATCCAACATCAAACCCATGTAAGCTAACGCATCTACTTGGTCATCATGACGATCTCTAGGGAAGCGCATCATCTCAGCTTCTAGATCAGGATACCAGTCTGCTGCTTTGTCAAACTTAACAGCACCAATGCGCATACGTGCTTGCATTGAACGAGTTCTAGTAACTTTGTCTGAAGTGGGTTTCAACAGAGTTACGTTAACATACTGACTCTGTTTTACCATTTCCTCATTAAGAAAAGGACCAATTGCTTTCTGAATGTTACCTGCTTCGATACCAAACAACATTGGTTTGTAAAGACGGTTAAGAGACAGGATCATATCTACGATCTCTGCTGCATCCATACGAGCACGAATAACATTCACAATCTGTAAGCGGCTATCTTCATCCATACCAGCAACACAGAATACAGTATAGTCTGATCGTTGCTTTTGAGAGATTGCCAAGTCAGCAGTGATGTAGTAGTTTAGTCTACGTTTCCTGTCTTCATCTTTGATTGGGATAAAGTCAGACTTACGGAAGATGGTATTTGATTCATCCAGAGGAACATTCAAGAACTCTTGAGAGTACAAGTCAACCATGCCTTGTTGAACATACTTCTCTTTTTCAAGTTTAAGTTTCTCTTTGCTGAAACGTTCTTTCCACAGAATCTCTGAGTAGTCTTCGTTATGTGCTCTGTACTTAACAGACTTCCAAGGAGTTCGGTGATTAGTGTATTCTTTCAACTCTTCCTTAACAAGAAACTTAGCCTTGTTAGAAGTGTGGAGTTGATTCTCAGGCATTAAGGATTCAAGGAGCGAATCCAAGTGGAGTATAGTCCCCACCACCCTAACGATACCTGTGTCAGATATACAGGGGAGGAGAGCACCATTAAACCAACGTTTAAGTTTTTCTCGGCGATCTCTGTTAAGCACTGCTTCATCGTTTTCGAGATCGTCAACGACAACGAGATTGGGTCGCTTGTTAGACCACTTGAGTCCACGGAGTTTTTGTTCTGCGCCTTTGGCTTGAATTCGGAAACGGTGCCCATCTTCACACTCCACGATTACATCATCTTCAGTATCTTTCTCGAAAGGAAGTTTGATACCGAAGAGGTCTTGTAAGTCTTCGTTATCTGCAATCTCTTTCTTGATATCTGCCAAGAACTGAATTGATTGGGTTACAGTATCTGATACGATAAGCACATAGTCTCGTTCACGGAAGAGACAGGCAGCCAAAGTATATGTATGGGTAATGGCAGTAGATTTAGCATGTCCACGAGGAGCTGCAATTGCTACATACCGAGATCGAGTACAACAGAGTTCCCAAAGTTCTCTGTGAAAGTTTGGGATTGGACTTGGGTTATCAAAGTTCTTACGCAGAGTTGCGTTACAGAAACCTTCTATAACCCCTGCAGTAAGAATTGACATTTAGGCCATCCCACCTTTCTTATTTCGTTTGTAAGAACGATTCTTAGAAGCAGAGACTACTCGTAAGTTGCTAGAACCATTAGAACCACCCTTAGACAGAGGTTTCTTATGATCTACATCTTTACCATCACCCTTAGAAACTTTACCTGCTGCAGCCATCTTAGCACGAGCAGTATTACGAGCTGCCCTGTTCTTTTTTTGTTCTGGCTTAGAGTGATATGCTTTATATTCTGCTTTGTAGTCCCTCACGCGGCGAGGCATAGTCTATTTCCTTTCGGTGGGTTAACCAACTGAGTCATCGTCTACTATAACCTCCGGTGTAATGTCTTTAGCCTGACTGAATCTAGCAAACTCGTCAGCAAGTTTATTGATACGACTTTCGATGTTCTGTGTTTCTACAATTTTAGTTGGTTGCTTACGAAGAATCTGTCGTTTGTCAAACAGATCGGTAGCTACTTTAGTTGCTGTTCTGGCATTCATTGGTAGGCGTCTAACTACACCTGTTTTCTGATCGAAGATGAATTCTCCATTCTCGATTCGATCTGCTAGAAGGTCCATAGTTTTGTGGATGATCTTGGATGTCTTAGCATCTAGTTCAGAGTCATCGTCATGTTGAATCTGTTCTACTAGTTCTTTCCACCAAACAGATTCCCTCCACTTACGAATAGTATCGATTGGAACACCGGACCCTGCTGCTGTGGCTACAGGAGAACCTGTTGCAAGGAACAGAGTACATGCTTCAATCTTCTTAGCTTCTGACCACCATCCTGACTTGGAACCGGAATTCTTTCTTGGGACAGGACGGTAACGAGCTGGATCATACTTAGACATGGCTTTTCTTTCCTATAATAATTCTTCACTGTATACTTAATATTATACCATAATTCAATTATACATTCGAATCTTTTTTTGTCAACTTAAACATATATTGAGCTATCTTCATTAATTCTTCTGGAGTAGCATCATTTTTAATTCTATTGGCTCTCCAAGAAATTACTTGAACATTGTCTACTGTATATCCTTTACTGGGGATTATCTGATCTAGTGATGGAGAGTCTTCTCCCCGGACAAAAGACTGTACTCCTTTACCGTCATAATTAAGTTCTAACCCAAGAATAGGGCAATGAGTAGGTAACGAAATCTGCTCCAATATCAACATTCTTTCTTCTTCTGTCACACCTTTGGTTGTAAGCAAATGATTAAGCCAATAAACAGAAACAGGTTTGTCTCGTAAATAATTCTTTCTTTCTCGTAGTGGTGTAGGAATACCATACTTTGTTAGTACTTGGTAAATCCTCTGTCTAGATACCGAATACCTTTCTCCAACCTGTTCTAATGTTTGCCCTTCTTTTAACAAAGATTTGATTACTTCTAGTTCATTCTTCCAAATAATTCCCATATGTTTCTCCTTGACAAATTAATACTCTATACTTAACATTATATCATACAGAAAGAAAAAAGTCAAGTTATTTATTTAAAAGAAAGAGAAGACGGAACGGATTCGCTCTGCTCTTCCTTACAGAGGATGTGTATTTTCTTCTTGAGACAGTGAAACTGTCGAAACAGATTTCACTTGACAGAAGTTATGTTTTAGTGTATAATCTATTTAATATATTATATATATTATATTTAGGTTTTAGATATTATAGATATTATATTATAGATAATATAGA